GTTTTCTAATAAATTATCTAAAGGAACACCTAATCAATATTGGGTAGAAAGATTTATTGATAAAGTTAGAATACATATATATCCAACACCTGATTCAACAAACGCATCTAAAGATATGCATTTCTTTTTTATAAAAAGAATACAGGATGTTGGAGATTATACAAATGCAACTGATGTACCTTTTAGATTTGTTCCTTGTATGGTGTCAGGACTTGCATATTATCTAGCACAAAAATATCAACCGCAACTTATTCAGGCTACAAAATTAGCTTACGAGGATGAGTTTGCAAGAGCATTAGCGGAGGATGGGTCAGCTTCAAGTACATACATTACACCTAAAGCTTATTACCCAGGAACATAATGGCAAAGTACGCAACTGGAAAAAATGCAAAAGCAATATCAGATAGATCTGGTTTAGAATTTCCATTTATAGAAATGGTTAGAGAATGGAACGGATCTTTTGTACATGTATCTGAGTTTGAACCAAAGCAACCACAGCTTGAACCAAAACCTATGAATGGTGATGCAATATCTTTACGTAATGTTCGACCAGATAGAATAGAAACTGCTGTTCCATATTCTATTCCGGAAAATGGTTTTGAAACTTATGAATCAGGATCAGGTGTTATAAATGTTACAGCACCAGGACATGGTTTAACAAATGGAACAACTTACAGATTTAGAGGTGCACCTGTAGCTACAACTGTAGCAGGAGGAACTTTTCAATATAACAATCCAGCAGACTTTGATGGTATTACAGGTGCTAATATTGCAAAAGCAGCTGGGTATGCAATAACAACTGGAATATTTAGAAGTGGTGCAAGAATTAGCACAGATTATGCGGTAGCAAATTTCTTCTTCTTTACAGTTGATACTGATACTGCTACAACAGGTGGAATTAAAGGAGGAGGAATTGGTTGTTCTGTTGGACCAATTACACTAAGCGCATGATTAAAAAATTTTTAAATTGGATAAAAAATATATTTAAATCTGTAAGACAAAACGAAGTTGGACAAAAAGGATTTCCAATAATAAACGAAACTGCAAAACAAAAAAAGATACGTTTAAAACATAAAGGAGAATCTGAATAATGGCTGGAATAAGTTATACAACTCTAGTTACACAGATTAGAAATTATACAGAAACAGATTCTAATGTTTTAACTACAGATATTTTAGAGAATATTATTTTAAATGCTCAATATAGAATTATGAGAGATGTTCCTATTGATGCAGATAGAAAACAACAAATAGGTAATCTAGTTACAGGACAAGAATCAATAAATGCTCCAGGAGGAGCTTTATTTATTAGAGCAATACAAGTTTATGACTCTACATCTGCTACTACAGGAGCAAATGTATTTTTAGAGAAAAAAGACGTTACATATTTACAAGAATATATATCTTCTACAGAGTCAGCAAAAAGAGGACAACCTAAATATTACGCTATGTTTGGTGCCGCTACTGGAGATGGTGACACTAATTCTGGAAGAATGATGTTTGCTCCAGTGCCTGATACGACATACAAATTTAGAGTTCACTATAATAAAATGCCAGCTACTTTAGCTTCAGATAACACAACTAACTATATTAGTCTTAATTTTCCAAATGGCCTGTTATATTGTTGTCTATCTGAGACTTATGGATTTTTAAAAGGTCCGATAGATATGTTGACATTATATGAAAATAAATATAAACAAGAGGTACAGAAGTTTGCTAATGAGCAAGTTGGTAGAAGACGAAGAGATGACTACACAGACGGTGCAGTTAGAATACCAGTTAACTCAGCAAACCCGTAGGAGATAAATTATGGCAATAACATCAGCGATATGTAATAGTTTTAAACAAGAAATTTTAGTTGGCACACACAACTTTACAGCAACAAGTGGAAATAGTTTTAAAATAGCTTTATATACAAGTTCAGCATCTTTAGGTGCAAGTACAACAGCTTATTCAACATCAAATGAAATTACTAATTCCTCTGGAACAGCATACACAGCAGGTGGTGCATCATTAACAAGTGTAACTCCAACATTAGATTCATCAACTGCGGTTTGTGATTTTTCAGATGTAAGTTTTTCTTCTGCATCATTTACAGCAAATGGGGCATTAATATATAATGACACTCAATCAGATAAAGCTGTTGCAGTTATAGCCTTTGGTGGTGACAAAACTGTATCCAGCGGAACTTTTACAATTCAGTTTCCAACAGCAGACGCAACAAACGCGATCATAAGAATAGCGTAGGGGAGTAACGCGGTATGTCCGTTACTAGAACCTTCACAGTAACGGTAGTCGCTACCGGCTCTGGTAATAAATATTTTATTGATGGAGTCCAACAACCTACTTTAGAATTAGTTGAAGGTGGAACTTTTAGATTTGATGTTTCTGATAGTTCCATGGGTGCTCACCCTTTTAAATTTTCAACAACAAGTAATGGAACACATTCTGGTGGTAGTGAATATACCACAAATGTAACCACAAGTGGAACTACTGGACAATCTGGAGCGTACGTACAAATTGAAGTCGCCTCTGATGCACCAACCTTATATTATTATTGTCAATATCACTCAGGAATGGGTGGACAAGCAAATACACCTAATACTGATTTTTGGGGAGCAGGAAATTGGAGTGCTAATCTTTGGGGAATAAGTGAAGCTTTTACAAGTGGTTGGGGTGTTGATGCTTGGAACTCTGGTGGATCATGGGGTCAAGCTAATGATGAAGTAGTATCATTAACTGGACAATCTGCAACTATTTCTGTTGGCACGCCTATCGCTGCGGCTCAACAAGGTTGGGGTAGAGATCAATGGGGTCAAGAACCTTGGGGTGAAAGTTTTGATCCAGTTGTAAAACCAACTGGATTATCTGCAAGTTTTTCTATTGGATCTGTTTCTGTTTCTGCACAAATAGCTGTTGGTTGGGGACAAGATGGTTGGGGAGTTGAAAACTATGGACAATCAGGATTAACTGTTGAAATATCAGCTCCTGATGCAATGAGTTCTGTTCTTGGAACTGGTAGTGCTTGGAATAATGGTGCGTGGGGAGAACCACAAGCTTGGAATACTTTTGTTTTAACACCTGCTGACGTTGTAGGATTAACAGGTCAAGCAATGACATCTGCTGTGCCAAGTCAATTAGATATACCAGAACAAGTTCAAGGACTTGGAATTACTTCTAGTGTTGGTTCAATAACACCAGGAGAATTTGTAGTGGGATTAACTGGTCAAGTCTCAACATCTTCTGTTGGAGCTTTAACTCCTGCAGATGTAGTTGGATTAACTGGTCAAGCAATAACTGTAAGTGACGGTGCTGACGGAGTACAAATAGGTTCAGTAGAAATAATTCTTCCAAGTGGAGTTTCAGCAACAGTATCTGTTGGTGATATAGATCCGATTCCAATGGTTGTAGGATTAACAGGATCGTCTGCAACAGTTTCTGTTGGTTCATTAACACCAGCAGATGTAATGGGATTAACGGGAGTTTCTGCAACAGCTTCTGTAGCAGGTTTTGGCACTGCTTCTGGCTTCGGAATTCAATCATATTCTGATGTTGACACAGGTTCAAATTCTTCGTATACAGATGTTGCAACTGGATCAAATATAACATATAGTGACGTCGCATAGGAGATAAATTATGGCATCAACATACACACCTTTAGGGGTAGAACTTCAAGCAACTGGTGAAAACGCCGGTACATGGGGGACAAAAACTAACACTAATTTACAGATTATAGAACAAATTTCTGGTGGATATACTACACAATCAATAGCTGGTAGTGCACAAACTACAGCTTTATCTGTATCTGATGGATCAACAGGAGCTACTTTATCTCACAGAATGATAGAATTTACGGGTACAATTACAGGAAATCAAATTGTAACTATTCCAATTGACGTTCAAACATTTTATTTTTTAAGAAATTCAACATCTGGTTCATATACAGTTCAATTTAAATATGCTTCAGGTTCAGGAGATAGTTTTACTTTTGCAGCAGCAGACAAGGGTGATGCTCTTGTATTTGCTACTGGAAACGATGGAACAAATCCAGACATAGATACTTTACCAGCTGGAGATGTAACACTTACTGGAACACAAACTTTAACAAATAAAACTTTAACTTCACCTAAAATTGGTACTTCTGTTTTAGATACTAATGGAAACGAATTAGCTTTACTTACAGCTACAAGTTCAGCTGTTAACGAATTTACAATTGCAAATGCTGCTACAGGAAATGATCCAACATTATCAGCAACTGGTGGTGATACGAATATTGATATAGCCATTAAGCCAAAAGGGTCTGGAGAAACTGTATTTGGAACAGGTGCAGCTGCAGCTACACTTACAACAAGTGGTACACATGATCTTGTATTAGATACAAACTCAGGAACTAACTCAGGTACAATTACTATAACTGATGGTGCAAATGGAAATATTGTTATAGCACCAAATGGAACTGGTGTGGCACAAGCTGTAGATGGTGGAGATAATACAGCTGCAATTAAAATTGCAGGTAAAGAAACTATATGGGTTCCTGCTGCAGCAATGTATGGACCAACAACTAACCCTGCAGATGCAGCTCAAGTAGAAACAACAGCAACAAGACCAGATTTAAAAGTATTTGATTTTGATGCTAGTACAAAACAATATACTCAATTTACGATAGCTATGCCTAAATCATGGAACGAAGGAACTTTAACTTATCAAGTTTATTGGTCACCTTCTACTACAAACACAGGAAATGCAATTTTTGGTTTACAAGGCGTTGCATGTGCTGATAATGATACAATTGACGTTGCATATGGAACAGCCATTAATGTTACGGATGCTGGTATTGGCACAGTAGAAGATCAACAAATTACATCTGAAAGTAGTGCTATGACAGTTGCTGGATCTCCAGCAGCAGGTGAGCAAAGTTATTTTCAATTATTTAGAGATGCAGCCGATGGCAGTGATACTTTTACAGGTGAATGTCGAGTTCTAGGTGTAAAATTATTCTTCACTACTGATGCTGCTAACGACGCATAAGGAGTTAGAACATGAGAAAAATACCGCAAGAAAATTTAAAAGCAGAAAAAAATAATAAAAATAAAAAATCATCTAGAGGCAAAACCATGTTTGGTTATAATGTCTTGGGATTTGGATCCGGAGGTGGTGTTACACTTCATGAAGGTGATTATTTAGTGCTTGCCGGAGGGGGCGGTGGTCAATTTGATGTTTATGGTACTGGTGGTGCTGGTGGTTATAGAACTTCTTTTGGGTGCGGACCAGAAGCTTCAGGTGTAAATAAATTAAAGTTTCAATGTGGTGAAACTTATGCTGTTACTGTTGGAAGCGGTGGTGCTGGGATGGGAGTAGGCACTACAGGAGCGGCTGGACAAAATTCAACACTAGCTAATTTTTGTGGAACTTTTACAGCTACAGGCGGTGGTGGAGCACAAAGTCCATTCCCAAACGCCGGTGGAGGCTCAGGAGGTGGTGAGTACGGCAATGATGGCCCTACATCACGAAATAATGGAAATGCAGGTTGTTTTACTCCAGTTGAAGGACATGACGGCTCTGTAGGAAACTCAGGAGCTGGTGGTGGCGGAGGTGCTGGAGAAGATGGAGATACCGATGGTAATCTTCATGGTGGAGATGGTTTATCATCATCTATTACAGGTTCATCAGCCACTAGAGGTGGCGGCGGCGGAGGCGGCGGTAGCGGATCTCCAGGTCCAGGAGGATCTGGCGGTGGCGGCGGAGGCGGCCCTTCTCCAGGAGGTTCTGGAGGCTCGGGTGGTGCTAACCAAGGCGGTGGCGGCGGCTCTGGGGGGACTGTACAAGGCAATGGAGGAGCTGGAGGATCGGGAGTAGTTATTCTTAGATTTCCTGCTTGTAATACTTTAACTGTTTCTCCTGGAACAAATTCTGTGGCATCTTGTGTAGGACCAAGTAACTGTAAAGTAGCAACTTTTAACGTTTCAGGATGTTTAACGGTAACTTAATATGGCACATTTTGCAAAAGTAGAAGAAAAACAAGATCCTACAGGATTTACTTCTGACACTCATTGGATTGTTACAGAAGTGCTTGTTGTGGGAAATGATATTCCTACAGCAGCTGGGCCATTAGGTGAAAATGATATGCACGTTGATGGTGAAGAATGGTGTAATAATAGATGGGGTGGAGTTTGGAAACAAACTTCTTATAATAATAATTTTAGAGGACTATACGCTGGTTTAGGATATAGATGGAATCCAGACATAAATAGGTTTGTCCCTCCTCAACCTTATGCTTCTTGGACATATAACTCTTCAACTCATGAATGGAATTGCCCTGTAACATATCCCACAACTCATCAATTTACCAATGATGCAGGCGAAACTCAGTATTATATTGCTGTATGGTCAGAAGAAAATTTAAGATGGGAAGCAAGTAAATTGATGTCAGAAAATAACATAGTTAATTGTTATTGGGATAATTCTTCTTCTACTTGGATTGATATTTAATACTTTTTTATTTATTGACTTTATTTAGAGAGCATTTATATTAAATGTTAATGAAAGAAAATACTGTTTTAGAAACTTTTAAAAATTATGGTTGGATTAGATCTAAACTACCTTTAAATCTTTTTACTAAAATTAAAAAAGAATGTCTTTCAAAACCTAAAAAGAAAATGACCTCTTTCTTAAGTGGTCCTGGTGTTGCTAAACATTTTTATATGGAAAAAAATATAGATGAATTTAATAAACATTTAATAAATGTAATAAAAGTATACAGAGAAAATTGTGATTATTTAAAAGATTGTAAAATATTACAACAAAACGTTCCTTTAAAATATGGAGAACCGTGGATTAATTATCAAAAAAAACATGAATTTTTACCGGTTCATAATCACCATGGCATTTTAAGTTATCTTTTATGGGTAGATATTCCTTACGATGTTACAAAAGAAGTTAAAGGACCCAACCCTTATGCCTCTTGTTTTGAATTTTTTTACACTAATATTTTAGGAGAAATTAAAAGTTGTAAGATACAAGTAGGAAAACAAGATGAAGGAACTCTTTTAATGTTTCCTTCAAACTTATCTCATTGTGTGTATCCTTTTTATACTTCAAATGGAACACGAATATCAATAGCAGGAAACGTGTTTTTATAAAATGAAAGTTAAAATTGTTAAAAATTTTATTGAAGATAAAGATTTTTTTAATTGTTTAGCTAATCATTTTCTTTTTGATGTTCCTCATTATTTTGGGCACACTTCTTTAGGTTTTAAAAAAGATAAAATTACAAAGGGTTTTTACATATGTCAATTAAATCCAGAAGCGATTCCTTATAAATTTATAATAGAAAAAATAAAAAAAATATTTTCTTTTAAAGTTAAAAAAATATATATAAATGTTCAACATCATCTTATGGACGGAAGTTTTCATAAAGATGGTGAAAGTGATAAAGACGTAACAGCTTTGTTAATGATAAGAGGAGATGGTTTTTTTGAAATTAAAAATGAAAATAAATATCCTTTAGTTCCTAATACTTTAATTTTATTTCCTGGAAATAAACCACATAAAGGACATGCACCTATTAATGACTCCCCTAGAATAACATTAGCTGTTAAGTGTGAGGTAATATAAATGAATTTAAATAATTACTACTATTTTTTTCCGAAAGCAATTCCTGATACAGTTTGTGATGACATTGTTAGATATGCTAAAACCATTGAACCTTCCACAGCTGGAACTGGAAATAAAAAAATAGATTTAAAAAATGTAAGAGATTCTAATGTTGTTTGGTTAAATGATAAATGGATTTATAATGAAATATGGCCATTTATAGACGAAGCTAATAAAAAAGCAGGATGGAATTTTCAATGGGAGAGTTCAGAAGATTGTCAATTTACAATTTATAATCAACAACAACATTATGATTGGCATTGTGATAGTTGGAGGCAATCTTATGATACACCAGGAAAATTTAACCACGGTAAAATTAGAAAATTATCTGTAAGTCTTTTGTTATCTGACCCTAAAAGTTATGAAGGAGGAGAATTAGAATTTGATTTTAAAAATGCTAGAGAGCAAGGAAATTTTAAAACATGTAACGAGATTTCTGAAAAAGGTTCATTAGTCGTATTTCCATCTTTTGTATGGCATAGAGTTAAACCAGTTACAAAAGGCACACGATATAGTTTAGTGATATGGAATTTAGGGAATCCTTTTAAATGACAAATTTAGTTTCTCTTCATGCCGGTCATGATGGTGCTGTTACATATATAAAAAAAAATAAAATTATTTTTCACACTCAAATAGATCGCTACAATAGATTTAAACATTTATCTTTTCCATCTAAATCATTAATTGATGAATTAAAAAAACTAGATTTTGATATTTTACTTCTTTCTTTTTCACAAAACTCAGAGCATTGGGCGATTACTTGGAAAGAAATTTTTGATGAATTTACAAATAAAGATATAATTTTTACCTCAGATAAACATCATTTGTATCATTATTATTGTGCTAAAACATGGCAAACTAATATTAAAAATATTCTTGTGGCAGACGGTGCAGGAGCTCCTATGCAGGTTGGATTTGAAGAAGAAAGTTTATTTATAAACGATAAACATATGACGACAGAACAAAATGCAATAGGCATTAAATATGAAAATTTTAGTAAAAAACATTTTGGTCATAATTTAAGTTGTGGGAAAACAATGGCGTGGAGCTTATACGATTTACGACCTAAAAAAATACAACAAACATTTGAAAAAGAAATGAATACTTTAATAAAAAAATGGAAAATAAAAGATGAAATTTTATTTACAGGTGGCTGTGCACAAAACGTTTTATACAACTCAAAGCTACTTAATAAATTTAATAAAGTATTTTGTGATCCTTTTAACGGAGATTTTGGATTAAGTTTAGGATTAGCAAACCATTATTTAAAAGGAGCTATAAAAAACAACGATGTTTTTTTAGGCATTCCTCAAAATATAAATACAGATTTGTTTTTAAAATATGATATATTTAATGCTACCGCTGGAGATGTAGCTAAGATATTATTAAATAATCCTGTGGCTATTTTTCAATCAAGAAGTGAACAAGGTCAAAGAGGTTTAGGAAACAGATCATTATTAATGAGTCCTTTACATAAAGATGCTCATAATAAATTAAATGAAATTAAAAAGAGAGAATGGTTTAGACCGTTTGCGTGTTCAGTTTTAGAAGAAGAAGCATCTAAATGGTTTAAAATAAAAAAGGGGAAAAAGTCTTCTTACATGATGCATGTTTTTGATGTAAATCAAAAAAAGAGAAAAATACTTCAGGCAGGTGTAGCAAAAAATAATACATCTAGAATTCAAACAGTAAATAAAAAACAAAATTATTTTTATAAATTAATTAAAGAATTTAAATTATTGACAAATGTGCCTATTGTGATAAATACTAGTTTAAATTTACCTGGTGAAGTTTTGGTAGAAAGTTTAAAAGATTTAAAACAATTATATGAAAGGAGTAAGCTAAAATATATTTATTTACCAGAAATAAATAAAGTTATAAAAAAACATGATTAAAACTTTTCCTAAATTTTTACAAAGAGAAGATCATTTTAAGTGTCCTATATGGATGGGTGAAGCTCCAGAATTTTTGTCTACATTAATAAAGGCCACTGATCCTTACATAAAAAAAGCAAAAAAAAATGCACAAAAAAATATTAAAGAGAGAACTAAAAAATTAGGAGATAAAAAAGATATGGGGCATGTTTATCATTCAACTACTTTAATTGGAGATCCTAAATTTAATGATCTTCACCAATACGCAATAGCTACGAGTCATAATCTTTTAGATGAAATGGGTTTTAGTTTGGAAAGATTTCAAATGTTTATAACAGAATCATGGGTACAAGAATTTGCTAAACATGGAGGGGGATTACATGACACACATTGTCATTGGAATGGTCATATATCTGGTTTTTATTTTTTAAAATGCCGTATGGAAAAAACATCTTTACCAGCTTTTTATGATCCACGAAATGGTAATCTAATGAATCTTTTACCTGAAAAAGATGTTAATAAAATTACTTATGCAAGCAGTAAGATTTTTTTTAAAGTAAAACCTGGAACTATAATGTTTTTTCCATCTTATTTGCCTCATCAATATATTTTAGATTTAGGTTATGAACCATTTAGATTTATACATTGGAATATTCAAGCAATTCCTAAAAGGATAATTGATGCTGTTCAAAAAAAATAAATTCTTAGTTGTTAAAAAAGCAGTCCCTAAAAATCTATGTGATTTTTTACATGAATATACTTTAAGAAGACGGGAAGTAGCACAGTGCTTATTAGATGAAAAATTCATATCTCCTTTTAATAAATGCTTTGGAACCTTTGACGATGATCAAGTGCCAGGTGCTTATAGTCAATACGGAGATATTACAATGGATACTTTATTAGCTCGTTTAGTGCCTCTGATGGAAGAAAAAACTAATTTAAAATTATTTCCAACTTACTCTTATGTAAGAGTGTATAAAAGAGGAGATATTTTATATAGACACTCTGATAGATTTGCGTGTGAGATATCTACAACTTTAAATCTTGGCGGAGATCCATGGCCTATTTATTTAGAACCTAGTGGAAAAAAAGGAAGAGAAGGTATTAGAGTAGATTTAAATCCAGGAGATATGCTTCTTTATTCGGGCTCTGAACTTGAACATTGGAGAGAAGAATTTAAAGGAAAAAATTGTGTACAACTATTTTTACATTACACTATCAAAACTAAAAAACCGAAAACAAATTATTTAGATGGAAGGCCAATGCTTGGGTTTCCTATGTTTTATTTTTTAGAAAGAAAAGCAGATCCTAAATCATGAGTACCGCAGATTTTTGGTGTTGGAAAAACATGTTTAGTAAAAAAGAATTAATAAAATTACATAAAACTATTAATGCTAAACATAATAAAAATTTTCAAGATCATCCTGCAGAACATTCTAGAAAAATTGCTTCAGTTAAAGGTATACAATATTGTCATGTAAAAGATCAACTTTCAGATATGTGTCACAAAATATATAGTGCTAATAATTATCACTTTGGATATAATTTATATGAAATTAACTCATTTGATAATTTTTTACATACAGAATATAATTCTAAAAATAAAGGAGAGTATGAGTGGCATGTAGATGCTTCTAACAATCATGTTTATGATGTTAAACTTACTATGTTAATAAATACTTCTTTAGATAAATATGAAGGAGGAGATTTTTTAGTTTTTTTAGGAAGACCTATTTTAATAAAAGATTTTCAAAATCCCGGCGATGTTATAATATTTAAGTCTTCTATTTATCATAAAGTTACTCCACTAATTAAGGGGTCACGATCAAGTCTGGCTTGTTTTTTAGCGGGTCCAAAATTTACATGATTATTAAATTTCCAAAAAATAGTTTTATTAAAGGTTCTTTTATCAAACCAAAAATATGCGATGAGCTTATTAAATTTTTTAAAAAAATCCCTAATAATTATAAATACAAAGGATGTGTTAGAAACGCTGAAAATAACAAAATTATAAGAAACGATATAAAAGAATCTACGGACTATGGTCTGGTACCTAGATCAGGAGTTTATCCGTTCACTGAATATGAGGCTGCTCTTCAAGAATGTTTAAATAGTTATATAAAATGTTATAAGTCAGTCAACTCAGTTACTAAATTTAATGTAATTGAAGACATAAATATTCAACACTACAAACCTGGTGGAGGGTATAAGAGATGGCATTTTGAAAGAATGAATTTTCAAACTTTAAGAAGAAATTTAGTTTTCATGACTTACTTAAATGACGTACCTAATGGTGGAACTGATTTTATGTATCAAAAGATTACTGCACCTGCTAAAAAAGGATTAACTTTAATTTGGCCTTCTGATTGGACACATACCCATAGAAGTCAAATTTCTCAAACATCTGAAAAATATATTATTACAGGGTGGTATTCTCTTGAAAGATGATTTTATTAATTATCTACAAAATGTTGAATATCCTAAAAGCAATCAATCTTGGAATATTGCTGGTACTATAAAAGGAAAAAATGCTTTTTATAAATTTGATACTCGTCCTTTAAAAAAAATTAAAAAAAATCAAATAGGTAAATATGGCTCTTTTAAAACTAAAGCCGATAAATTAGTAATGGAAGCTGAGGATCAATGGATTATTATAGATATTCCCGAATTACATGAATATTTAAAAATTAAAAAACTAAAAAAGGTGACTCTACAAGAGTTGATCTCTGCTCTAGACTGGAATATAATACTACCAAAAAAGTAAAAAACTTTATATAACGAGCTATTATGCTACAAAAAATAGGATTTCAACCAGGTATTAATAAACAAGTCACACCAACAACCGCAGAAGGACAATGGATTGATTGTGATAATGTTAGATTTAGATATGGTACACCTGAAAAAATAGGAGGTTGGAATCAATTAGGTAATGTAAATGAAAATGAACTTACAGGAGCAGGACGTGGTCTACATCATTATGTTAATAGTTTAGGTAGAAGATACGCAATTATTGGTACAAATAGAATTTTATATGCTTTTTCTGGTGGTGTTTTTTATGATATTCACCCTATCAAATCTACAACAACACTTACGAGTGCATTTAGCACAACCAACGGATCACCAACTGTTACAATAACTTTTTCAAGTGGACATGGTATTAACCCTCAAGATATTATTTTATTAGATAATTTTACTGCAATCACTAATTCTAACTTTAGCGCATCAGATTTTGATAATAAAAAATTTATGGTGACTTCGGTTCCAACAACTACAAGTATTACTATTACAATGCCATCAAATGAATCTGGGTCTGGTGCAACTACATCTGGTGGTATTAGAGTTCAACACTACTATAGTGTAGGTTCAGCTGTACAAGAAAAAGGTTTTGGTTGGGGATTGGGGTCTTGGAGTGGAGAAGCTTCAAACGCAGTAACAACAACTTTAAACGGGGCTTTAGGTGATAACGCATTTGGAACAGGAGGATCAGGAACTTCGATTGTTTTAGCAGATGCTACACAACTTCCTAGCACAGGAACTAATTTTATAAAAGTAGGCACAGAAGAAATATCTTACACAGGAGTTTCAAGTGGCACTACCTTAACCGGTATTACAAGAGCTGTTAGAGGAACAACAAGAGCAGCACATAGTGATGGCGCAACTGTAACGAACACCACAGACTTTGTTGCATGGGGAGAAGCGGCATCGGGAGACTTAGTATTAGAACCTGGAATGTGGTCACTAGATAATTTTGGTGACAAAGCTATTTGTTTAATACATGACAGTGCAGTTTTTGAGTGGGACTCTGGTTTATCAAATGCAACAGACACAAGAGCAACTATTATATCAGGTGCACCAACTGCATCAAGACACATGGTTGTATCTACACCAGATAGACACTTAGTTTTTTTTGGAACAGAAACAACAATTGGTAATCCAGCAACACAAGATGATATGTTTATTAGATTCTCGGACCAAGAAGATATAAACACATATACACCAACAGCAACCAATACTGCTGGTACACAAAGACTGGCCGACGGATCACAGATCAGA